GGGCGCCGCCCCGCGCGTCCTCAAGCTTGAGCTTGTTCAATAGCCGAACCACCACATCCTTTCCGATACCGAGTTCGGCCGCGATTCTGCGGCAGCCCCAGCCGTTTTCGTCGCGTAGGCGGCGGACTGCGGGGAGGTGGTCGGTCACGACATCGCCCTTTCCGAATCGCGCTTTCGCGCGCCGAATTGTTGAGGTCTGATCACACTGTACTGATGGACGCAGGAAAGGCAGTTAAGACGCTACTCGGACAATATGAAATCGTTGGGTGTGACCATCCCGTCAGTCGCCCTGTAGATGCGCCGAAGATATTCCGGTTCCGGGATTTGCTCGCCGCGGACGTACCGCGTGACCGTCAAGTGACGCACCCCGATCAGGCGCGCAAAGTCGGCACGGGTGAGGCCGCGCTTCTCAAGATAGGCCGCGAGCGTCATCGAGGGAATCACCATAGGTTCTTGGTATACCGGGGCGGAGCGTGCGTCGCAAGTCCGAATGCGTTGCTGTGGATTTCGTTCCTCCGTTTCCGCAAATTTTTTTGTGGAACCCCCTTTACAGTGTACTGTCTTGGTGTATGTTTGGGCGTGTTGAACACAGGGGCCAAGCAAATGACTGAGCAAACCGCAGGGCGTCTTTCCTTTCAGTCAGCCGGGGCGGTGCGGAAGAACCGGCCGGAACGGAGCGATGTCTCCGTCATGAAATCACTTGTCGAACTGGCGCGTAATATTGCAGCCCTCGATGAGCATTTCCTAAAAACCGCCGATGCCGGTCTATTGCGGGCAACGATTGACGAATACCGAACGCAGGCCCGCGCGGCCGTTGGCTTCTGCGGCAACGACTGAGGCCGGCTGCCATGCCTTTCCTCAAAGAGCTGACCTACGCACTCACCATCGCCACTATGATCGAGGCCATTCTGATCGGCGCATTCGTGTTTGCGTTGCTGGTGGCGGCGCCATGAGCGAAACGATTACGGCTTACAAATCATTCGGCGACGATTGGACCTGTAATGGGTTCAAGTACAAAATTGGAAAATCCTATGAGCATGAAGGCAAAGTCTCGCTTTGCTCCAGCGGTTTCCATGCCTGCACCATGCCATTTGATTGCTGGAATTATTATCCACGCAGCATGAATTTGGCGCGCGTATCGATGGCCGACGTTTCAGCCGATCGCGATGACGATTCCAAGGTCGTTGCGGGCAAGATCACGATCGAACTCAGCTTCGGGCTCCCGGAATGGATCAAAGCCCAGGTCGCGGCCGTGATTGATCTTTGCCGATCGGCGAAAAGCAATTTGGCGACCGGCCATGGAGGCCACGCAGCGGCGACCGGCGACAGAGGCCACGCGGCGGCGACCGGCGACTGTGCTGTTGCAGCGTCTTTTGGATATTTTGGGACCGCGATGGCTGGAGAATCCGGCGCGATTGTCCTCGCGTTCATCAAAGATGATGGATCGATTGGCGAGATACGCGCCAGTAAAGTCGGAGAAAATGGCATCATGGCCGGAAAAACATATCAGCTTGATGAGACGGGAAACTTTATTGAGGTAGAACCATGAGCAAGTCCCCCGCCCCCGCCTTCGGCCGCTTCGTCCCTCACCCATATCGCCAGCAGATCGGTGCCGACTATATCGCCGGCGTGCCGACTAAAGAGATCATGGCCCGTTACAAAATCGATAGTCCCGGCACGTTCTCGCGGATGATTCGAAGCCTTGGGATACCACCCCGCAACCCGAAACGGGCCGCCGCGATCCGGTTGGCAATGGAATTGAAGCGCGAGGACCAAGCCGAGGCATTGTCGCGGTCTCAAGTTGAGGCCGCAAAGATTTGCGATCCCACACCGGAGGATGAGACGCCGGAATTGTGCAAAGCGCGCTGCGTGATCGAGGACGAAGCCTTCCGCACCGCACTGGCCCGCGCCCATCCGAATTTGCCGAAAGGACCAAGCCGCGAACCATCTACCGCCCGCCCGCGTGCGGTGCTGCGGCCCATTCATGTCCGAAGTGCCGATCGCTGGCTGTGGCCGGCGGATTGTGGAGTGTGAGAAATGCGAACCGTTTTGATCTTGTTGCTTCTTTCTGGCTGCACTGGTCCGGTGGAGACATGCGATTTCAAGATTGAATATGACGCAGCGCAAGACAACTATTGGATTTACAAATGCAACGGACGGTTTCCGATTCCTATAGGAACGAGCTACGAGTCCCTGCCTGATGCTGAAAGCGCATTACGAAAAATCAGGAAACGGAGCGCAACTAATCCGCGCTGGCACTATGTGGGAGATGAGCCATGACCCACGACTGGGCCACCGACAAGGCCATCGATTTCATCGCGTACGCGGCCCGCTATTCGCATCAGCGGGCGGTCGAGATGATCGCGATGGAGCTACGGATGGTATTCAATCAGGGCGACGTGAGAGCGCTGCGCGATGTTCTGCCAGCGGAGGCGAGGGCATGACCGCGACCCGCATCGCTCCCGCCGACCGTCCTGGTGCCCTGTTCAAGGCACCGCGCAGCGTCAAGCAGCGTCGCCCGATCGGCCGCAACCCGCGCCTGACCGACGCCGAGCACCTGGAGGCCATCCGCCAATGCCCATGTCTTCGCTGCGGGCAAGATCCTTGCGGGGAGGCGGCGCATGTCCGCATGGATTCGAGCACGGGCCTGGGATTGCGGCCGGGAGATGATCGCGCCGTCCCATTGTGCCATGGCTGCCATATGGATCAGCACGCGGTCGGGGAACTGAGCTTCTGGGATGCGGCCAGCATGGCACCGCTGACTGTCGCAGCATCGCTGTGGCGGCTGTCTCCGAATGCGGAGGCGATGCGGGCAATCTGTTTTGTGGCGATCGGATTGGCGATGGATGGGAGGAGATGGAGATGACCTTAAAGAGAACGCCCATAGGCCGCCTCGCGTTTCGGCACGAGGGCAATATGTGGAACGCCTATTATGCCCTTGAGGGAACAATGGATGGAGCGATTCAACTCGGCTCGATTTTCATGGCGGCCGTGGTTGAGAATCCGGCGCGCAAGCAGGCATTCATGGATTTGATGACCGGATTTGTTGCGGACATTATTAAGGACGAGACCGGCCAAAAGCCGGACTGGACAGCACCAAGAGACGCGCCAGAACGCGAAAAGGCAGGCCACTCATGACCCTACACGAATGCCTCTTGTTCTATGGCGGACTCGCGTTCGGCATGGGCGCGGGCTTCCTGCTGTCCGCGCTGTTCACCCGCAGCAAGGATGCGGTCGCGAAGGATGTGCTGGCGTCGCTGATTGAGTTGCGCCGCCATGCAGCCCAGGAATGGTATCAGACGCGCGAAGAGTTTGAAGCGATGATCGCCCGCGCCGATCTCGCCATCACCCACGCGACCGAGTAATCCCCGATCGCCGCACCACAGAGTTACTTCGAATGACGAACCTCACCGCCGTCCCGCTTCCCTCGGCGGTGAGTAATGCCGCTGCCCGTTGGTCCTCGAAGCGGAGTAACGGGCAGCCTTTTTTCCCATCGGACCCGTGGTGCTTATCAGGATGCACTCAAGCGGTTCCGTGGCGCGGTTTCGGCCCATGACAGCGCACGAAACCGCGCCGATCCTTTCCCTAACCAGGCCACAAACTCAAGCCTTCTTGGTCGGCATCACAACCTCGCATCCACACGGCCATCCCATCAGGATCGAATACTGCCCGTGATAAGAGCCCAGATCGTCCAAGGCCATCCAGCCCAGCCGCAGCCAGGTCTCGATGTCGTGGCGGCGGACATAGGCGACGACGGGGCAGAGCGAGCGCGTCACTTGCGCGCTTACGCGGTTCTCAGAATGTTGGCGACCAAAGTTGCATAACCGGCGATGTCTTCCCAATGATCGACATGGTTAGGATCGCCGGCGAGGATGCGGCCGATCTTGGTGGTAATCATGCCGAGAGCTTCACGCTGCGGGTCGGAGAGCGAGGAATAGCCGCCCACGTCGCTGTAGAGGATTTGCTTCAGGCATTGCGAGAAATGCGCGTCCAATTCGAACGGGCCATGCACAGCATGGCGCTGGGTCAAGATTGCTGCGATCTTGTCAGTCATGTCGTCTCCACCGGCTTCAAGTGTTTGCCTCGTTTGTGCCCTTCTTCGGGCTTGGTATAGTTCCCCGTGGTGATCCATTCATAGGCCGCCTGCATGCGGGCCATTTGATCGGACAGCACCATTTCCGCGTCAGCGCAGGTCTGGAAGATAAACGACCGCAACATGATGACCGAATCGCCGTTGGCCCATGGATAGTCCGTCATGCCGGGAATTTCCGGCGGCGGTTCACCCTCGGGGTCGAGGTCCGCCTCGGGGATCAACTCGGCTTCGGGAGGGGTATCATCGGTTTCGAGAGAGGTGTCGTTCATTTCTGTCTCTCCGCATCCAGAATTGCGACACGAACGCGACTGATCTCCCCGAAATGCCGGTGATAGGTGATCGTCTGCACGCTACGGCCGGACAGGTATCCGCTACCGTGGTGCCAAGCATCCTGCGGTATCGGGGCTTGGTGCGATTCCGCAATCACTCCGTTGCCCTCGGTCGCGACTTTGGATTGATGGTGAATGTGGAACCCGTGAACGTAGCGGAACTTCGACTTGCCCCAGTCCTCGGCGCGCCTGTGGGCCATGATCGAGGGCATCTGTGCAAGCTTTACGGTGTGGCCATGGGTCGCCCCGAGCATGACCTGTCCGAAGCGGTGCCAGAAGAAAAGGGAGGCGTCGGTGTCGACGATGATGCGTGGCTCGTTGCGGTAATAGGCTTGCAGGAAATAGGTGATCGCGACCGAACTGTATTCGTCGTGATTGCCCTGGAGGACGCGCACGATCACTCGCTCATTGCGAGCGAGCGCGGCATCGATCATCCTGACTTTGAGACGCTGCGCGACTTCGAGGCTCTTTTGGTGGCGGCCGTCCGCTTCGAGGATGTTGCCGCTTTTCGCTGTTCGATTCTCATTCGTGTCAGCGTGGAGAAGGTCTCCCCCGCCCAGTACAATTGCTGTTCCAGATGCAGGAGAACGTCCAATCGCGTCCTCAATAGCGCCGCCAATAATTCTTTCCGCATATTTCAAATCCCAATTTTGGCCCACCTCGCGATTCCAGGTAAGCAAATTCACATGCCAATCATTCGCTGGCATCAGCGTGAGAAGATCGGCATCCACAGTTTTCGGTGCCTCGACCGGAGGCGCGCGGCCGTCGTATTCCTTGAAGGCTTCTTTCAGGGCCTCAATGATGTCGGGGCCGTCCGCGCCTTCCTTGGTCTTGACCCATTTGACGATCTCCCGGCCTTCCGGGTCGACCAGTGCAGAGACGCCTTTGACCAAATGCCCGGCCGGGACTTCGAACGTGTCGCCGCGCTCCGGCTTCTGCTGGACGCTGACGGGTTGCCCGTCCTTATTGGTGGTGACTTGGGAGATGCGGAAGCCCGGCATCGCCGGAGGCCAGTCGAGAAGGAAGCCGCGTTCCGATGAATGGCGAAGGCGGTTCTGGAATGTGCTGCGGGCAACCTTCAACAGTCGCGCGGCCTGCGCCTCGTTGCCGCCCGTGCTCTTGTAAGCCTCGGCGGCCTGCCTTGCGAGTTCATCGCTAAGGGGCGGAGCTGCCACGGCCCGATTCCTCAATGGGCGGGCGATGTGCCCGGACTCCTTTAGAGTGGTTGGTCATAGGAATTCCTTCTCGAAGAATAGACGCCTCTGCTCATCACGGAAACGAGAGACGGGACGACCCACGATCACGATCCCGACAATTCTCTCATGAAGAACCGCCCCCAATGAGAATAGATGCCCCACCACCGGTTTATGGTGCCGATGATGCTGTGCCACGAAGGCGTTGGCTTCATCGAGGGCGATGCGGACATGCGTAAGTTTCACGCGATGACTGCGCCTTTCCAGCGCAGTACACACCCGCGATGGCCTGGGGCTGGAATGCAATGAATGACGCCATCCTGACCTGTGACGCGATGCGTAGTGCTGTCCGGGCGGAACTCGACGCTTATCGGCCTTTCAATCCGATAGACGCGGTCCTCGAAGTCGTACTCCCGCCACTCCTCGACGCCAGACAGTTCGATCTTTTTGAGCATGTTACGTCTCCGCCGGCTCTGTTGTGCTGGATCTCGTCGGCATCGCCTCTTTGCACGGGCAGGGCCATCCCATCAGCGCTGAAAACTCGCCATGGGTCGCCCTCAGGCCGCCCAGATCGCTGATGACCATCCATCCGCACCGCATGTAGTCGATGACCCGGTGATGGCTGACATAGGCGACGATGCGGCAAAGGTGGCGGGTGGTCACTGATCGAGACTGTCATAAAGCGCTACGGCCTGTTCCCGTGTCATCTCGGGATGGGACAGCATGGTTTCGCCGACGACCCATGACTTGCGTTGGGCGCGGTCGTGTGCCCGGCGCTGTTCTGGGGTCAGCGACTTATAAGCGGCTTCGGCTGCGCCGATGAGACTATCTAATTCGGGGCGCTCCGGGCATGGTTTAGACCGCATTGCTTCCCCTCTTCACCTCCCGCCGCCCACACGCGGCCTTCCCAAGCCGCGCATATCCCTCGATATCGGCCCAATGGTCTTCGTGATCGGCCTGCCCCGAAAGGATGCGGGACAGCTTCAAGGCGATCATGTGGAGGGATTCCTTGTGAACGTCATGCAGGAAGTTCCAGCATGGCGCGGAATGGCACAACCTCTTGATCTGCTGCGAATAGGCGGCATTGTCTGCGAAGGGTCCGTGTGTCTTGTCGCGCTCAGTGAGCAATGCGGCAGTGCTATCTGTCATGGGTATCGTCTCCGTGCGGATGTAGGCGGTGTTTTGGGGCGGCACACATTAACTCTCTGACGGCATTGTTCGCTTGACTGCTCGATCGAACGCATCATTGACGGCTTTCGTCCATTTAACAGGGTCAGGGACGCGCCCTTCGCGTCGAGCGGCCATGCGCGCCATTTGGTTGGGGATATCGATCTCGGCATCGCATACGGTCTGGAAAATGAAGCTGCGGAGCATGGTGGCAGCATCGCCGTTGGCCCATGGGTAGTCCGTCATGCCTGGAAGCTCAGGGGCGGGCTCGCCGTCGATCAGTTGGGATTCCGGGATTAGTTCGGCTTCGGGAGGGTCGTCGGGCTCAAGGGAGGTGTCATTCATAGCATGGCCTCCTGCTTTGGGCTTTCAGATTTTGCCGGCTTCGCTTTTCGCGGTGCCCGTATCTTCGGCGGCAGGTCGAGGCAGTCCTCGCGTTTACGCAGCAGCGTTCGGTCACGCCAGTTCTCGCGCTTGAAATCCTCCCATGTGCGATCTTTTC